CATTGTACCTGCGTTGCTACCTGTAACCTCATACATTTGAATTGGTGATCCTGATACTTCTATATTTTGGAAACCAAAAGGATCATTCAAATATTGGAATGAGGTTGTTGTAACTGTATCTAATTGAGGTACAGGATATTTATTTCTTTCTAAAATATGTTGTTTGAATACAATACCAGTTGCTAAAGATGTTCTAGCTGGTACGTAATCTTTGATCATTTTAAATAGAGCATTATCATAATATCTAATTAATCTAATGTAATCCCAAATATCATAATTGTGAGTATATTTTTCAAAATAATCATTTCGTAATCTATCTAAAGCAGGGTATGATTCTGCAGATGATGATACTAATCTTGGATCACCAATGTATTCTCCTATATTAAAATACCCAATAGATGAATTAATATTTTCATTAATTTCATTTTGAGGTGAGAAAGCTACTTCTAAATAATTAATATCATCAATATAACTTGAACTTGGTTCTACTTCTTGTTGAACTGATATTTGAGATGATAATACTTTATTTGTTGTTGTATTTTCAAGTGATCCAGTATAAGGTAAATCTGTGGTAGGTTGATTAATTTTGTTAGAAACAATATTTTTAACTCCAGCAGGTATTTGATCATAAAATATATAACCCCGGTTTATACTAAAATTACCATTAGCATCAAAATTACTATCAGAAGCAAACGATTGTGTTATTACCCAAGATCCTGTTATTTTAGGATGCATTGATATTGATGATGTATATAATTGACCACCTAAAGGTGCTCTAAATGCTAATTCATTTGGTCCTGAGTTGATGGTGTTACCTTCAATAGAATTAGGATTCATTGTATAATCCCTAAAAACATTATCACTCATTTCTTTAGTATAATATCTAATTTCTTGATATGAACCTGTGAAATTTGTATAAGTATTACTCCCTATGATTAAATCATTACCACTAATAGTACCAAAATGAGAAGTGGTTGCCGCTGTCCAACTATCACCTGCACCTGTTACGGTAGCTGATGATGATTCTATAAATCCTATAGATGAACCATCATCACCTTTATATATGTTATTAGCGGCATATAAGGTAAAATCGTTACCATTTTTAGTAACCATAACGCTCCACCACCCACTATCATAAAATGGTAAATATACACTAGCAGACACAGTAGGATCAGTATCAGCATCAGGTATAAGTTTTAAAGTTGCATATTGATTTTCAACATCTGGAATAGATCCTGAGTATGAACCACTTATATATCCGGAACCTGTATATTCTAATACTAAAGATGTATATGAATCTAGACTCCATAAAGACTGAGATACATTATCTATACCTGATTGTAAACTTGGTGTTTTAAATCTTAACTGTATTGATTGAGGTGTGTCCAATGGTGACCCCCATGTACTATTTAATGGCCATGGAGTTTCAACAAATTGGGATCCAGTTAATGTTACATCAAATTTGTAATTAAATTCATGTTCCCAACGATCCCAGTCATTATTTTCGTTTTTATCTTTTCCTCCGAATTCACTAATACGTAAAATGGTATCAGGAACTCCAAATAAATTTACTAATGCTTTTAAACCAGCATTTGTTCCTTTTTTCTTTAATAAATAAGGTAAATTGTGATATATTTTTTTATATGATAATTTAACAAAATCATCAATAGTTGGAACTTGATCAGCATCAATTGATGATGTTACATAATTAGTAATATATTCACTTCCTGTTGTAGGAGATGTAGCTCCATCAGCTGATAATCCTATTATTGAACTATATATATTTTCTAAAGTAAATGAGCTATCATATATTTTAGTACCTAAAGATTCTAAAACAGTACCTACTAAATCTTTAGAAACACCTTCATATATATTAGAATTTGCATCTAGTTTACTTGTAATTTCCTTAGTATATAACCAAATTTCATCAAAGAATTGACCTATTAAATTAGTAAATAACATATAGTTTTCATTACTACTGTTAGATCTAATGAATTCAGGAATAACAAATTCTAAGTTATTTTGATTTTGATTATCATATAGTGAGGCAGTAATTGATTGGTCATCAAACCAAGCTATAGCAATAGGATCAGTAGGTTCAACTAATACATAAGGTTTTACACTATTAGATTTAGGCCATGATTTTGAACCTGAATCGTAGTATAAATATTTTTCATATCCATCAAAACTTGTAATAGTTGTTTGGATTTGTTGTTCAAGTAAAATTTTACTTGAAGAAACAACTGTTGATCCAGCTGAAGGTCCTGTAATTGAACTATATAAATTATTTAATTCTGCTTGAGATGAAGATATTTGGGTTAATTTATATTTAAAATTAATTAATCTTTCATTAGCAGATGAAAAAAATATAAAATCTTCATAATCAGTATAATCTACAGTCAATGTAGCCGAAGAAGAAGATATATTATTTAATAATTCAGATAACGATCCTGATAGGGAAGTTGATGTTATTTCATTATATGTTTTATATACTGTATTAGGACCTGTTTGATCTTTAATAGGGATATTATAATTAGCAGGAGCTATTTTTATAGAAGTATCTTCAATTTCAATATTAGAAGGATAATCAATTTGATAACCTACTGATTCTCCGGGTTTTGTTACAATATATAATTCAGATTTTAACCCTATATTTGTTGGAAGAGGTTCATATAATTTAACTAAAAGAGAAATAGTTTGACTATCTAAATCAACTTCCAATAAAGCATTTACTCCTAGTAAATATAAATTATTACCTAAATTAAGATAAAATTCATCAAAATATTGATTATCTTCTAAAATTTTATTTTGGAATACAGTAAAAAAGCCTGATAGTTCTGTTTTAATGTTATCTAATTCATTGGGAGAAGTAGGGGGAATAAAATCCTCAGGAAAAATAAATTGCGATATAGTATTACTATTTAATTTAATTTCTGTTCTTGAGGGTGAAATCTCACTAATATAAAATAAATTTTCAGGAGATGATCCTAATTCAGGAGTAATAAAATTATAAATAGTTTTTATAATACCAGAATCAAAACCAGCATCTACGGCATCTTTTTCAGGTGATAAAGAAATTTCAATTATATTTCCCTCATCATCTAACCTAATAGGAGTAAATGATGTTAACTGATTATTTGATAAAAGAATATTATTATTAAAATCATATATAAAATATTCGATTCTATCGTTAACCGGATTAAAATTTGAATCTATTACTGTATTTGGAATAATTTCAAAATCCTGTACTTCAAATGTTTGAAGTGCTAGTGAATTTGGATTTATAGGATTAATTTTAACCATTTCTTCTATCGTTTGTTGTATCTCTTAATTTTTCTAGAGCTTCTTCAGCAGTATTTACAACATTATTTGTAAGTTCTTGTTGAAGATTTAAATTTTCTTGTCTTAATTCTGTTACTTCAGCTATTAAAGCATCAATTAATTCAGTATCTGATGATACAGGACCAACATATTGTTGACTAGTAAGTATAAGATACTCATGAGATTCTGCTTCTCCAAATTTAGGTATTTGATAGAATAAATCATTATAATACTCAAAAAATTCTTCCACAGTAGGAAGTTCGGGTTCAGGAATTATATTAACTGAAGATGTTAATTCTGTAAAAGTGGTATTTATTGTATTATCAAATGCACTTTTATCAAAAACCTGTCTTTTTATATTAATATCACTCATTATCCGTTAATTACTTTAAAATAATACTCATCATCAAACACAATAGTTGAACCATCTATTTGTGTTTTAATTAATATTTTATAATATCTTTCAGCTTGTAATCCATTCATATGCATGTCAAAATAACTTCCACTGATATCAGCACTTAACTGAGTGTATACAGGATCAAAATCTACTATATATTCATTAGTATCTAAATCCTTTATAGCCCACATAGATGAACCAGAAGGAAGTGCATAATTTTGTGTGTATAAAGAAGCAGTTTGCCATACTCTTGCTGGGTATTCTGGTCTAGAATTAACTCTAAATCTATTAATACTTTCAGAATAAAAAGTTCCTGGGTTTTCAGCTATTAATACACTTGCTGGTCTTTCATTTAATACGGGGATAGGATTACTACCTGTATTATATGAAAAATCATCCCATTTAATTTCTAATACTGGTGGGTAAATAGTATTTGTATCTACTGAAAAATATTTAATTTCAGGTTGGGCATTTATATTAGATACCCATTCTGTTCTTTGTTTAATCAAGAATCCTTCATTAGACATAGAAACAACTCCTATACCAGGTACATTAACTGAACCTGTTAACCAGTAATCAACCATTGTAGTTACATCTACATTTAAATCTTTATTACTAGCATAAGTATATTCTTGAGAAGATGATAAAGGTTGACCAGTTGATTTATATTCATACCAAGTACCTCCTCCTGGAGGAGCATATCTGTAATCATAATTAAATGTTACTCCTGGATTAGGTAATGGGATGTTCCATAAATTACTTCCTGAGTAATCTGTAAATCTCCATGATACTCCATTAGTTGTTAAGGGGGAATCTAAATATAAACCTGTTCCCATTCCCCATGAACCTGATACTGCCCATACATCTACTGTAGTGTCTAATTCTAATCCTGTTGTTTTAGCCATAAAGCATCGTAAATTACTCTGCCATGTGGAACCTGAAGGTACTAAATTATCTATTATATTAGTAATAGAATTAGTAGGGAATTTGATTAAAGTTCGGGCAACTTGAGGATTAGGATCATTAGGAGCAATAGTTGTAGTCAACGTTGCTTCTATTACAGGATCCAATCCCGTATTCATATTTGGAAATTGTGAATATATAGTTGCGTCTTTTTCGGGAAATATTTTATATACGGCCATCTTTTATTAATTATAAGGGTACTACTTTACCTTGAATATCTGTGTTAGGGTATTTTAATTCAAATATCATAGGATCTAAAGAAGGATAAATTACATTATTTTGGGTTGCTCCTTTTATATCATATGAATATTCAGAATATCCTAAATTTTCACCTGTTTTATTTGTAAATTCTAATGTTTTTACTGTTTGTACTCCTTCAACATTATCTAAAAGAATATTTAAATCTCTTAGTAAAATTGGTTGGTTGATTTGCCATTTATCTATGCTAAAAGCATCAACTAAAGCTGTTATACATTCTAATATTACTTCATCTGAATTAAATGATGGTAAAGTAATAATTTCAAAATTGATTCCTATATTAATAATAAATGCATCTTTAATACCAATAGCATCATTAATCATTTTATATTCAGCTAAATAAGTAGCTAAATTTTGTTTTAAAGCAGGGGTTGCTATGGTTAATTCTTTTTGATCATTATATGATAATACATATAAATCTAATGTATTATTAGAATTTGATGATGCTTGGGGTTTTGAAGCATATACTTTAGATATAGTTCCATATATTGAAGGTAAACTTAAGGCTCTAATTACATAATCATTAAAAGTAACACTTCTCAATTGATTTTGGAAATTACCCATTGAGTTTTGTCTAATTTCATTTATATCATCCCCATCTGATCCTCCAGTTGCAGCTATTGGATTATTTACTAATAATGAATCAAATATTTGGTTAGCTAATGATGACTGGGAATTTGGTATAGATGAATTAATAAATTCAACATTAGTATTATCTAATACAGTTAATGTATTAGAAGGAGTATTAGCTCCTACACCTCCTCCAACATAATAACGCACAGTTAATGTTGTATTAGAAGGGGCTATACCATAACTATCTGTAAATATATAATTAGTAGGTGAGAATGCAGTTGTTAATTTATCTTGTTCACTAGGTAATCCTAAACCTACATTATTTGGGTTTGGTATTAATTCTTCAGTAACATCTCCGGGGTTACCAGAACCAAACTGTAATTGTAATGTTGTTTTATTTAAAAATCTAGTTGCAAAACGTTTAGCTACTTGTTTGGTTTTTAATAGATAAGCTATATTAGTATCAGATGATAAATTAGGATCATTTGGATTTGAATTTTTAATATTATCATATACAGCATCTTGAGCTAGATAATCTACTTCATACCATTCATCTCCATTTGAGTCTGTAATGTCTAGTATATTTAGTATATTACTATCATTAATAAGTTTATTATTAAAAGGAATAGGGGAGGTGAATGAAAAAGTTTTTGTTTTAATAGTAGCAGATATAGCTTGACGAGTTTTTTTTAATAAAAAATATGTTGGATTTCCTGCTGCAGTTTGATATACTGTTACTGTAGTATCATCCATAGATCCACTTGAAGAAAAATCTACTTTATCTTGGATTACAAATTGCAATGAACCACTTAAATTAGATGTTACAGTTGTTGAGGCGGGGATTTGTAAAGCATATGTATAATCAGGAATCCAAACACTAGAACTTAATATTGCTGGGACTTGTTGGTATATATCTAATTCAGTAGTAGCTGCGGTTGATGCTTTGGGTTTATATCCCATCATATATGCTAAATCGTACAGATTTTGTGTCTGTCGCGCATATTGCATAAAAGTTTCTTGAAATTGATTATCTACGTAAAAAGACATTACATCTCCAACATAAGCAGCCATTTCCATAAACATCATTCCTGGGGAAGATGGGGTAAAGTCATTATATGTATTAGGAAAATACGTTTTAGTATAATCTACAAGACTATTTTTGAGAGAAGTAAAATCTCTATCTATATATTTTATGTCTCTTTTAGTTGCCATTTTATAATTGTATGTTTATTTCGTCTTCAATTCCAAAATTAGTTGCTACATAAGTTAATGTAATATCTAATCTATTAAAATCTTCATTTCTATTAATATTTATTTCTTTTATATTAACAAAAGGAAAAAATTGAGCACACTCATCTTGCATTATTTTTATAAGTGTTTCCTCAGTTATTTCAGTTATACTTTCAAATACTGTGTTGAATAGTATACTACCAAAAAATGGATTAAATACTCTTTCACCTTTTCTAGTACTAAAAAAGTTTGTTAAATTATTTTGTATAGCTTTTCTAGTTAAATAATTCGATTTAAATACAGCAGGTCCATTAAACGGAATATCTACTCCTACTGCTTTTCGAGCAATATTATCAATCGGAAATTTATTATTAACTATTATTGCCATTTTTTATTTTTTTATTAATCCCATAATTTGATCAAGACCAACTTGACCTTCAGGAAGTGTACCATTAACTGCATCTACGGGTCCAGTTACTTGCATAGTACCAGCATATGCTGTACTTGCAGGTGATCCGTTTTGCATTTCACCTAACATTCCCGAGAACATATCTCTTCGTTCTTGAGGGGTTAATTGTTTTGGTTTGTCTAATGTTGGTTGAGCATAAGATTCATTTACTACTGATTTAGGGGATTTTACTGCTTCAAGTAAAATTTCTCGCAACTCCTCTTGGATTGCTTCCTTTACAGCTTCCTTTAACATTTTTTTAAGTTCTGAGGTTTTCATGTGTATTTTTGTTATAAATATAGTTAATTAATAAGATGATAAATTGTCCCGGTCTATTATGAATTTTAATTCATTTACTAGTACTGCATTATTAGGAGTAAATGATAATTCTCCTTTAATTAAAGGAACACCGTATGAGTTATACCCAACAGCTCTATATCTATTTACTGTAGGTGTAAAAGGTACTTCTTCAATTTCTATAATAAATCCATTATATGATATTGGTTCTTCCTCTTCAAAATCATTTTCACCTAATGCAGCATATTCTTTAACTTTATCTGAAATACTAGGAAGGCCTATTGAATTTTCACTTGCTTTACCTAATTCCGGATAACATTCATTTAGTTTATCAATTATTTCTTGTATTGGGATAGATACTTTTCTTATAATAGATGATACTAAACCTGTAGCTGCAAATATGGCGGAAGCTTGACCTGTAAGTTTTGGTAAACGTGGACTACCATTATTATCATAAAGTATTAAATTTCTAAAAAAATCTAAATCATCTAATATAGATACAATAACACCAGGAATAATAGGGGTTGCTTTTGCTAGACCTGATATAGTAGGAATTGTAAGATTTAATACATTAGCTACTACTTGAACTTGCTTTAAAGAGTCTGAGGTAAAGCTTCCAATATTTGCTATTTTATCTATTTTTTCTACAGTTGCATTTAAATCATTTACTAATCCATTTAAAGGTATTAATAATTTTTCAACAACTGGTTTAGGTGGGCATGAAGGTATTTCTTCATTAGCTTTATTAAGAAGTGCTTCTAATCCCATTTGGATAGCTAATTGAGTTATGGTAGGAATCATTTGTTCTACCATTTTAGTTCCTTCAATTTGAATAATATTTTTTAAAGATGCTAGTCCTTTAGGTGCATCAGGATCATTATTTTTGATGTTTTTAAGATCCTCTTGTAATGCTTCTTTTCTTTGTTTTCTATCAGCTAAACGTTTTTTTAAATCTTCTGCTGATTTTTTTCTTTTTGCCTTTGTTTTTGCCTTTGTTTTTGCTTTAGATCCTTTTAAAGGATTCTGGAAAGATTTGTTAGGAATAATAGCCATTATATAGTAAAATTATCTTTAGAGGTAATATTTTTTAAATCTTTCTCAATTACCTTTAGAGAAGCTTCTGTGGTAGAAGCAATAGCATTTAATGTAGCCATAGGAACACCAGCAGGAACACCTACTATTGTCTTACATATAGTTGCAAATGATTTTACTGTGGTTATTAATTCACTTAATAAATCTACGGTTTGATTACCTAATAATAAAGGCTCATTTGCATCTTTAGAACCTAAATATATTTTATTACTTTGGATAAAAACATTTTCAGTATCAACATTAAAACTAGAATATGCATTTATATTAACTGACTTACCTGATGTTAATAATATATGGTCTGATTTACTATTGAATAATAATCTACCTGAATTTAATATTATTTGGTTTTCTATATATTGATTGGGAGCTATTGGTGGATCAGATGGGTAACTATCATAATTTACTGAAGCCACATCTATTGGGATTTGTTGAGTACTAGTAGCATATATAGAATTTAAATCTTCATTTATATTCTCATTAGTAGGAATCCAAGGTTGAGTTTGTGTTTGTGATTGTCCATTTACTAACATAAAAATAGGATCACCATTAGTACCTTGGGTTGACCATGGATTCTTATTTAAAACTGTAGATCCAAATCTTATACTTTGTCCCCATCTACCTTCATAGATTATATCACCTTCATAAGGTTGTAAATTTTTAATACCTTCTTTTTCTTCAAATGTATCCCCTAAATTTATATCTTCATTTTCGGGTTCAGTTGTATTTTGAGAAGCACCAGCTTGAGCGTTAGTATATGAATTTATTTTTGGGGTGGGTGATTCTTCTTCATTCCATTGGGTTAAAGGATCAGGAAATCCATTTTGATGAGATGTATTCCATAAATTAATTGGAAGAAAATAATAATATTCAGTTCTATTTAAATCAACAAATGTTGGATCTTGGACATTAACCGAGGGAAATGATAATATATATGCTATTTCATTTACTAAAGGTACTTGCCTCATATTAGGAAATAAAGGTTTAGCAAAATTATAATTTTCTAATAAATTATCAGTATCTGTTTCATCAGAGGAAGGAGTAGGATTTGTAAAGGGATCAAATAATATTCCACTTAAAGCATCATAACCATTATACTTATCATATAATTTAGAATAATTTTGTTGAATATTTTCCATATCCAAAAAAGTAAAACGTACCCTAACAGGTTGAATTATAAACTGTGGGATATCATCAAAAGAAGATTTATTTTGATTATTTTGAGCCGCTAAACCTACTTGTCCATACATTATTTTTCAGGATTATCTATTTGTAAATCTTGCATTGCTTGGAGAAGTTGTTCCTTTTCATCATCAGATATTGTATATTCTCCTTCTGATGATTGGGTTGCTACTGCTCTTTGGATAATAGTAGCCATTTTTATGAGTTGCTCATCATTTTTAACTCCAATTTCCATATATTCTTTAATTAAGGGAACTACAAGGGTAGCATCACCTATATCTGAAATTAATGGTTTTAATTCGTTTATAAGAGCAGAAACTTGTTTCTTTTTTTCGTTTTGGTTAGTGTAAATTTCTTGAAGAATATCTGAGAATTTTTTCTTTCCAAATACTATACTATCTAATTGTGACATAATACATACGTTCTAGTTTATTATAAATATCAAAACTAAAAGTTTGTATAACCATTTTCTAAATAAAATACGTAATTATCTTTAAATATTGCGTATAATTGATTAGCTATTTTGGTGATTTTTGGAGTTTTTACATCTACCATTTCACGAATATAAATGTATAAAGCTTTTTTATTAAATACATCTATATTTTCTCTTTTTCTAAATAACTCTAAAATAGCATCAGCAATGGCAGCATCATTACCTTTAGGAAATAACTCAAAAATATTTTCAGTACAATGATCTGTAAATTCATCTATAAACATAGATAATGAATCTTTATATCCATTTTCATCTATTAAATATGAATGTTTATCATCATCTTCTAATACTGATACTGGGGCTTTATCTACACGTTTTTTATAATTTTTCTGGTTAGATAGTATTAAATATCTTTTAGCAATAGTACCAAAATAAGAATATGCTTTGGCCCCTCTTGAAGGGTCAAATTTATCTAATTTAGATAATAAAAAGGTAATAACCTCATGTTGTAGATCTTCAATATTATCTACTTCTGTATAATAATATTTGAATGTATGAATTATGTTTTCTGTTAATTTAAAGAAGGCATAATGGATTCTATCCCTATATATATCACTTCTAACTTCAGGATCATCAGTATTATTATATAATACAATCGCATCTTCAGTATCTTGAGTGAAATAATTTTTAGACTTTTTTTTCCTTTTTCTAGGCATATTTATAGGTTCTTAACATTAAAACTATTTAAGACAGATTGGATATTTTTTAATTGCTCAAAGAAAAATCCAACTTCATCATCAGTTTCAAATGAACCCTTTTGATCAATTTCTTTTAGACGTTTATCTGTTTCTTCTATATAGTCTGAGAATTTGTTAAGATAAGACATATATCCTGATAATATGTCTTCTTGTTTTTCATTCTTTTTTAAAAGGTTAAAGGTCGTATATCCTAAGATTACGACCAATACCGATAAGATTATTATAGTTACTAACATCATAAATTATCTAACATATTTTTAAGACCTTCACTTTTTATATTATTAAGAGCCTTATTTTTTACTGAGGGTTTATTTGATTGCTTTTTATTGCCTCCCAATGTAAAATTTTCTTTTGGTGCCTCCACGCTATTCTTTAATTTAGGTAACCATTCACGTTCAAACTCAATACGAGCCGCCATTAAATCTGCCTGGTGTAGTATAAATGGTAATGAAGTTCTTGGTTTTTGTTCTGGCATATAAGAAAATAGGTATTTTTTATTTGCGTCATCATATAAACCATCATGAGTTTGAATAGATAACATTTCATTAAATGAATACTGGACACCATGAGATTGAAGCATAAATAAACCTCTATCTGGAACTGAAGCGAATGGGACTTTAGTATTAAACATATAATCTTCACCTAATTTTTCACGTCTCCATTTATCAGTCTGGGGGATGTATGATTCGTTTTCTTCATCACCCATTTTACCTAGGTCATGATTGATAGCAGAGAATACAAGTTCTTCGGTAGTAAATGTAGTCATATCACATCCTTCTTC